GCCCAGGCCGGTCGCCGCCCGCCCGCTGAACCACGAGGTTTACATTCATCAGCTTCAGACTGTCGCGGTGATTCTCTGCGGCTGTGAGCTGATCGCTGACGCGCCCTATTTCCTCAGTGAACTCGTTGTACGAGTCAATCTCCTTGCCGTTTACGGCCAGAATGCGGTCGCCTTTCCTTAAACCTATCTTCCATGCCGGTGTTTCGATGGTCTCCTTGCTGTTTTGTGGTGACGGCATGCACTCGAAAACACTGTCGACAACGGCCGGAATGAACGGGCGTGTAAACTGCGGTGTCACCTTTATCATATCGAGCAGGTTGAGGTTCCCCGGCATGGCGATGCGCACCTTCCGGCCGTTACGGATGACGTCGGCATAACGGGCCTTGGCCAAATCGCGGTAAACGTTGACGTTAAAATCCTTGAACGGGCGGATGTCGGTACCCGTAATGATGTCGTGATCCTTAAAGCCGAGCTGCTTGGCTTCGGTGTTAAACTTCATGCCCTGCGTCATATCGGCCATGCGAACATAGCTTTCGCCCCAGTGGATACAGGTACCGCGGGGAACCTATACCAAGTTACTTTTGAATGTAAATTGCACGATAGTAGTGCCATGAAGTACTATGAACCTACTCAGGTGCGTTTAATGGTGGAAGACGAAGATAATAGGTTTTTTGTAGGAGTAGATTAGACCCTATTGAAGATAATGTTTTCAATAGTTCTCTCTGAGCGAAAGAACTTCTCTGAAAGTGTAGCCACTATATAACTATGAGTGTATTTTTTTTGCTCCGAGAGCTTGTAGTACTCCTCTCGGATAAGATTGTAGAATAGCAATGTAAATCGTCGTTGTTGTTTTGTTGTAGCTCCCATTTTATTCCCTTTTAAGTTGCAAAATTAAAAAAACACCCGCTTATTTCCAAATTGGATTTTAGCGGGTGTTCAAATAAAAACAAAAATGACACATCAAAACTTCCTCATCTTTTTACAAAGCCGCTCCAGATCATCGTCATAACTCTCCGTGCGATTCTCCCTATAGCGGAATTGTTCGTGTGCTTGTTGGTTTTGAGTAACCACTACCTCGGTGCGCTCCTGGTCATACTGTCGGAATATATTCATTATCTTAGGCATACTGATACGCTCATACAACTCGCCGAACTCCCCAGATACTATCCGCTTGAAAATAAGAGATAACTCCGATATTTTCAGAAAAGAATAGTCTGCCATTATCTGCTCAGTACAAAGTTCTATCTGTGCCTCCGTAAGGGGATTATTAAGATTCAAAACCTCATTGAGGTAGATAAGCCACATACTGATATAGCTTCTGAGAAAAACCTCTCCTTTGCCTTTTTTGATTTGCACCAGGCTAAGGGTTTGCCTATTCAAAGCATCACTCACGCCCTTTAGCGACGAACTGTGCATAAGGCAGTTATTCGGTGAATAGACCTCTAAAAATCTTTTGTTTGAAATCGTCGCTAACTGTTCGCTTGGCCTTACTATTACCTCGTTTTGCATTTTGTAATATTTTGTTTAATTGGGAATTGATGTACTTTAAATCGGTGTTCCGTTGGTGGAACTCGTCCAACTGCCCCCAGTGTTGCAATAAATACAGCCACGTGGCAAGGGCTTCCTCCTCATCGGCAGAGTTGCTCGTAAGGTACGTGATGATTTGCTTGAGCGCCTTGCCGTCCGCACCCGTGAATTTTGGGGACAAACCAAATTGTCTATGATAGAAGGCAAACCACTCGTCTAAGAATAGGGCGTATAAGCTCGGCGGGTTCGCCTCTTCCTCTCGGTAGGTAACTCTATCACCCCAAGTCCCTTGCCATTCCTCTATAAGGTTTTCCAAGGGAGGAACCAATAGCCCTATTTGCTTGAGGCGCTCGCCCTCCAATGTGCCCTTCTTGACCTCTAACTTAGAGAATTTACCACCTTTATAGGTTAGTTTCACGACTACTGCACAACTGCGTATGGTTACTATATAGGTCATTTTCCGAAATTTAATTATCTGTCCATAAGATAGTTATTCCTTCTATTAACTCTGTTATTTCTTTAACAAAAGGTTCTATATCTGTATCCTCTACCTCTCCCGAGGAGAGGTCTAAAGAGACATTTAGTATTAACACCTTGGCTAAAATAGTATTCTTTTTAACTTCTTTAAGTGCTTTGATAACTTTTTTAAACTCTTCTATTACATCTTGTTTATTCATTTTTATATTGTTATATGTTATACTTCTACTTTTGTTTTAGTGAGCTGTTTGCCACAATCTTGGCAAAACACAGCAGTCATCTCTACTGTACAATGCCCTCCTATCGTGCGTAATACTTGGTGCTTGTGAGGGCACTCATTCCCCCTTTGAAGGGGGGAGGGGGATGTTTTCAAGTATCGTTTTTCAATCATTTTCTCCAAGGCTCCTATTACCTTACTGACTTCCTTAGTAGTCATTTCTTTTAAGGGCTTTTGTACAGGACACTTTTTAGAAAGTAACCATTTGCCTAATCGCTGAAGGTCCGGGATCTTTGGGTTATCCACCTGCACCCACCCCAGTTCGTGGCATTTTGCCAGTAGGCTAAGGTGTTGCATATTATGACTATCAAAGTACGCCAACTGACTGTAGTTATACCTCAGCCAGTCTAATATCTCAAAGGCTTCGTGTTCGGTTAGTTCCCTGCTTGAACCCAGCTCTCTAAAGACAAAGTCCGATAGAAAAGCCAGCCGCTCGTCTCTATCCTTAAACCTCTTTCCTAAGACGCATTGGAGGATCTTTAGTTGTCGTGTGCTAATCATAATACTGATCTTTAAATTTTATTCTTATATAATCCCCTTCATTGTACTCTTTATAGTCTTCTTCAAAAACTCTAATTTTTACAGTCCCTTCTTTATTAGCTACATATATATAATACTTTTGAGGATGATATCTACTTGAGAGAACCTTTCCTACAAAATGAGATGTTGTATAAGCTGGTATAAGTTCCTTATCTACCACATAACCTATCATTACTTTTATATCATCTTCTGGGTCTTTTTTAGAGCATCTATCATCACAGGAAATAGATACAAGTGACAATATTAAAAACGTTGCTATTTTTTTCATTTTTAATCGTTTTCAAGTTCAATAAGATAAGCAGGTATTAGTCGAAATGCATTAAACTCAATACCACATAGATAGTGAATGTGATTCTCTTTTGAGTATTGTTCAAAAGAAACATCTAAAGCCTTACATCGGGGGTACTTTTTGTTTAACTCTTTGACTTTTTCAATGATGTATCTCTTTATTACATCTAAATTAGCAGCTTGATATAATTCTCCTTCCATTCCTCTTAGAAATTCGGAAAATTCAGCTTGTAACTTATTTTTTGTTTGCGTTCCATTGCCAAAAAAGCAATAGTAATGTGTTGGTTTTTCTTTCATTTTAAATCGTGTTTAAAGGTTGATTAAAACCCTGCCTTAGGGGGTCTCTTATGGGCGTCCCCTTAATACCAACGACACGCTAAGGGCAGGGTATATTTATTCCCCCTTCAGGGGTTAGGGGGACTATATGGCTGAAAATTGTAACAATATATTCTGCCACTTGCCGTGCTCATCTTTCTCGTAGAATCGGATATAATCTTTGGAGTGGTTATATTGGTAGGATTCACGGAATAGCTCACACGCCTTAGAGAAGTTCGGGTCGGCAAACTTGCTCTCGTACTTGTAGAGCTTCTGAATGTTATCGGGGTCAAGTTCGCCCTTTTTGCGTTCCAATAGGGAAAGGATAAACTCCTTAGTACCCTCATCGCCTGAGTAGCGGCTTTCTATAAAGTCAAAGATATACTTCTCCGCCTCGGTGGCACGCTCGTCATAGGAGCCTTTACCCTGCTTATTGTACTCTACCTTAAAGGCACCAAACTCAATCTTAAAGTTTCCTTTGCCCTCAGCGTGTCTCCCGCTGTACTCCTTTAGTAGCTCGTATAGGGTGTCCATCGTCTCGAAAGAATGCTGTTTGAACTCCTTCAATTGCTCGTTGATATCCTTGGCAATGGTGATAAGGCTGGTAATCGCATCGGCTTTCATTGCCTCGTAGGCTTTTTGTTTTTCTTGTCTCTCTTGGGCGTTTAACTCTTTTGCCTGTTCTATAAGTGCTGCACGTTCCTCGGCACTTAGTTGTGATAAATCTACACTCATGGTAATATCTATTTTTTAAATTATCTTACTACTTTTGCTTTAAATAGCTTGTTGGTCTCTATCGGTTCCCATCGTTTGTTCTCCTCATTATACCACATCAGCACTCTGTCCTGATCGTATCTAAGGTAAGGAGATTCCCACTTATTCTCTCGTATCCATTCGTAGATAGTTAGTACCACGATCGGTACACTTTTCCTATAGCCCGCATGATACTGATGTATCATTGTCCGCTCTGATTCTGTCAAGGCTTGTAAGAAGTTGTCAAGCCTCAGTACTTCCATATATAGTTGGTTCATTGTACTATTATTTTTCGTTCTTCGCTCTTGATTAGTTGTAATATAGTCTTCGGATAGATTTTAAAAATATCTTCAACAAATAACTCTATCATTAGCTCTACATCTGCCTTGTCAAAAATACCCTCTCTAAGAGCATTGCCATAATACCTCTCTATACTACACTCTACTAAGTAGTACCATTGGTCATCAAACCAATTATTGAGATAGTCATTACCCGTTAAGTCTTCTAATCTTTTCACTATTCGTTTTTCCCTATTCACCTGCTCACACCAAGTAAGGAAGTATCCATACTTGAGCGCTTCATATTGCCTATAACTACAATCCAAGTAATACAGCAGGCAGTGCCTAAATGTCTTTTGCTTTTCTATAGTTCCCATATTTTATTATCTATTATCTAATCATTTTTAACTCTCTTTTTTCTTTCTCCGACTGTGATATAACCAAAGGTTCCAGTATGTTACCCCCCGTCCGTGTCTTATTTATATAAGCCTCGAAGTTTTTTATATATACCCTATCTTGGCTTAACCAATAGAATTTATCAGCTATAGCCCCTTTTGGGTTTCCCTTGCGATCCACTTGGGAAATACCAATAAATAAGGTGGTGGGAAACTGCTCTATAAGTTGGTTATATATATTGGCTTTCTTTTCCCTAAAACACTCCTGAACACTATCTATAAACACTATCTTAGGCTGTTGTGGGCGATTAAGCCTTTGTATCAATTCCTCTATACGTTCTTTCTGCACGGTATATCGGTTACGATATTGCTTTAGTCCATATCGGTCTAAATTATCAAGTAAAGACTTACTCCCACACTCTTCTAAAGAGTTGTAAAGTACTTTTTCATACTTGCACAATTCCTTCATTAGTTGCAGCGCGTAGGTTGTCTTTCCGTGCCCCGAATCTCCATAGATAAGAATACTCCCCGCTCTCTCTATCTCCCCTAAGTGGGTATGCCAAGGCTCCGATAGAGGCAATGTCTTATATTTCTTTCTTGCCAAGTCCTCATAGGTGTAAGCCCTTGGTATTACTGCTTTCTCTGTATCGTTTTCTACTATCATCACTTTTTACTCATTGATTAAAATGTTTACGGGTGTTACCCAATTGCCTGTGCGGCTCGCACTTTTTCTATTTCTGTACGTACTTTTCTAAGGCTTCCCTTAGTACGGGCAAAGAGCTGTTCAGGAGTAAAGGTAGAGCCGTTTGCTTCGCCTATCTGGGCTATTTGTCCCAAGAGGAAAGCCGTAATTGCTTCGTTGTCTTGGGCAGGACTTACACGGCTATATTTCGAGCCGTAGCGGTCAAATATCTCTGCATACCCTACTTTTTTGATGTCCTTGTTGCGTTCTATTTTTGATTGTAATCCGTCGGCACCCATCATATACCAACCACAAGCGTACTCGGTAGCATTCCATAGGCTTTTGAGTTCAAGGAAAGCGTGATACTCCAAGTCTCCCGCCTCATCCAAGATGATAAGCGGGTTTTCCAATTGTTTTACATAGAATACCAAGTCCTCATATACATCGGCATAGCGCCCCGTATGAGCAATCCCAAACTCTTGGGCGATCTTGCGAATGAGCTTCTGTTTGGTCTTCACCTGTGAACAGTCTATATAAACTGCATTCTTGTTCTTACTGACATATACCTTTGCTGTATGTGTCTTGCCAATTCCTGCCCTATCACATAGGATAGCCGAAATGGAGCGAGCTTGGCAGGTCGAAAGTTGTAGGTAGATGTATTGGAAGGTCTCTGTTTCCACCGTTACCCAAGGGCGTTCATCCTTGAGCTGTACTTGGAGCCTGCGGGCTATGCTGACCCAATTGGCATCGCTAAGCACACCCTCCAATTCGCCTTTCTTGATACGGCTGTACTGTGCCGTATTAATCCCCAAGCTCTGTGCGTGCTTGCTGTCGGATTGGTAATTCTTTCTGTTTTCGGCAATCGCCAAAATGATTTTTTCTTTTAATGCTGTTGTGATCATAGGTCTAATAAGGCTTTATTTATCATTTCTGTTTTAGTTTTCTGATACTCTTTGTAGTTAGTAGTGGGTTGCTCCTCATAGGCTACAATAGGGGCGGAAGCGGCTACTTTTTGTGTCTTTTTCTCCACCGAAAGTGTGCCTACCTTTGAGAGCTTTTCAGTGGTTTTTTCTTTGGTATATTGGTCAAACTGCTTGATGTAATGCATTTGCTCTTGGTATATCTCCTTGTCCTCTTCTGTCCATTCAGCATTGGCTCTGTTGAAGCTCTTAAGGCGCTTACACTCACAGAGGAATTGGTTTTCTTGGTACAAATACACCTCCT